GGCAGAGATGCTTTGCTCGATACAAGGTATGAGAAGCAAACTATTTACAACCATGGTCAAGACACTCTTGCAAATAACCGCCTGATGCAAACCTATTTGGATGGCGTTGACCAAACAAATTATAATCGCAACCGCGATACAATATTAGATTTACGAGCACTGGATAAAACCAATCATGATCGCAACCAAGATATACTCGCTAACAACAGAAATATGCAAACGTATTTGGACGGCCGTGGTGATGTGGAATATAATCGCCAAAGAAACGCTGATGCCGATGCTCTTGTCGGTGACAACTTTGTCTTTGACGATACTGGCGGCAGCTTTGAAGGTCACAAAAATATTGTGGCAATGGACGCGGCAGGTCGCCCAAAAACTATACGCCATGGCGATCCAACGTATAACTACTATGCGTCGCAGATAAAAGCTAAAGAAGCTGCAGCCAAAGCCAAATTAGAAAAAGGTCAAAAGTTTGCACCGGACGGAACGCTACTTTTACCAGGCCAAATTGCGCAAGATAAAGCCTTTGCTAAAGATCTAGAAAATCAACGACCTGCTGTTGCAGCTGCCAACGTTGCAGCACTAAGCGGTATTGCTGATAAACTTGCATCAGGTAACTCAGATGTAGGTACAGGCTTTGACTCGGTCATATCTATGATTGACCCGAAAGGCGACTTGGGTGTTCGAGCTATACTTGGAGAAGAAGGCTTAGACGTGCAGCAGCGTGTCGAGGGCATTGTGCAACAGTCGTTGAGAGAAACGCTTGGCGCTCAGTTTACACAGACAGAAGCATTTGCACTTATCAGCCGTGCTTACAACCCTAGACTGCCAGCTAAAACAAATTCCAAGCGTCTTAAAGTTGCAGCAAACATTGCTCAAAAACTTATCGAAATGAAGCAAGCAAAAGCAGATTACTTCACTTCAACAGGTGGCACGTTGCATGGGTACAAAGCTAATTTAGAAAATATGATCCCACAAATGGCAGCACAGCTTAAAGCCGTTTACAACGAAACTGAGCAGCAAATAGATCCTAGCATGCAATCCGCAATTGCTCGTTCTCCTGGCAGTAGTAGTGGTGCAGCCTCTTCAAATACTAGCGGCACGACCTCTTCAGGTACTAGCTGGTCAATCAGCCCTTAAATTTACATAAAAACGGAGACGCCTATGGCTCAGATCGATCTGAATATCGACGGCTATCCGACGATCAAAATTGACGAGAGCTTCAAATCTCTTTCGCCAGCAGAACAACAAAAAACAGTCGATGAAATATTAGCTTCACTAGGCCCACCAAAAGACACAGGCCTAACTACTGCTTTTGCGCACGGCGATGCAATGGCTCAAGCCAATACGCTAGACTTTGCTGCTGATATAAACCAGTCGTTGGACGATGGCTTTCTTGGTAAAGTAACTAGAGCAGGTCAAGAGTACATTGGTAATCCTGTGCGCGAAGCACTTGGATTTGACCCAGTAACACCAGAAGCACAAGACGCAGCTAACCGTGACTTGGAAACTAACACACGTGCCATGGCTCAGCGGAAACGCGACGAGGCAGAAGCACTTAATTACAGGTCACTTACAACAGATGATGTCGACGGCGTAGGCTCAGCCTTGTCGTATGGCAGCCAGAAAGTAGCTGAGTCTTTGCCTTATATGGCAACAGCGATGGCAGCTCCGTTTATGTCGCCCCTTATGATGGGCGGTGAAGTTAACGAAGAGCTTAAAACCATCGAAGGCATGAGCCTAGATAAGCGCGTAGCCTTTGCAAGCACTGGCGGGCTCATCATGGGTATTCTTGAAAACCGTGGTGCAGGTATCGTCTTAAAAGGCATGCCAAAAGAAGTTGTTGGCAAGCTCGGAGTCAAAGGCATTGCAGACTTTCTTACAAAGAACGGCGCTGGTCGTGTAGCAGCTGCTTTTAGTACTGCCGCAGTATCTGAAGGCCTGACTGAGACAGGTCAGGACATAACTAAAATGTCTACTGCCGCTCTTGCAGGCAAAGAATACACATCCGAGGAAGTAAAGCGTAATCTTAAAGAGTCATTCTTTGCAGGCGCAGCTGGTGGTGGTGGCACACGTGCTACAGGCCAAACAGTTGCCGAAACTGCTAAAGTAGCTGACGCTGCTCTTGATGCAATTCCGACAAAATACAAAAAGATTGTTCAAGCAGATGAAGAAGCTACTGCTGACTTTGTTCGTGATCTGCAAAACATGGAAGCAGACTTTACTGATAGAGATGTAAACAAGCTCGAAGATGCAGATGCAACCATCGATGATGTTCACACAAACTACCAGCACCAATTAGATGCTCGGCTTAAACTTGCAAAAGCAAATGGAGTTGACGTTGATAAAGCGGAAGTTAAGGCAGCAGTCAAACGCGCTAAGAATAAGGTTAAAAATGAAGCGTCAAACGCAGACATTGAAATCATTACAGCGATTGACCCTGAAGCTGGCGCAATCGCACGTAAGCTCAATGTAGTTACACGCTTTAAGCGCGAGGGCGTCAAAGGTGGCGTGTCTCGCATAACAGACCAGCTTAACCCACTAAACTTTGGTTCTGGTCGGTTAGGTTTTAATGTCGGTTCTGCACGTGCCATGGGCGCAGGTAGCCTTGCAATTCTTAGTGGTGCAACATCACTTGCAGCAGTTCCATCAGGTCGCGTTATTGACGCAATCACCGGTTCACGAAACCGCGTTAAGAAAGCTATTAAGCAATACTCTAAAGCGCCAGGGATAGCCTCTGACACTTCACAAGTATCAGAGCTACAGCAAGCGCAAGAGAATGCTGCCCAAACTGCTCAAGCAGACAGGGAGGCACGTGATGCAGAAACAGCAGAACAAAAGAACATTGCTATTGAAGCTGTTAAAGCTGGTGACCCAGCCCCAGCTCCCGAAGGTAATCTTAGCCCACAAGCAACCGTCGAGAAGGCTACAGGCCTTGATCGAAAAGGTGTTGCGAACGCGATAAGAATACTTAAAAAGACGCGGCCACATTTAGCTAAAGCTATTAACGACTACCACTTGTCGGTAGCAATGCAGAAAGCTGGTCCAAACGCTGGTAATGTTGAAAATCTTACAACACTTATACGAGCTATTAAAGGCGTTGCTCCAAAAGCAGGTATTAAGCAAGTTGCTAAGCCTGATGCTGCAGCCGAACAACAAGCAAGCAACATCCGCAACCCTATTGCGTATCAAGCTGCTGTTGATAACGCACGTTCTGCCGCTGACTCAGCTGCTCAAGCTGCACCAAACCCAGAGCTGCAACAGCTAGCATTAACCATTGCAAATGCGCGCACAAGAGCGCTTAAGCAAGAAGCGGTTGCGCGAGCAAGAGCACAATATCCTGAGCATGCACAATACGTAGATCAGGTTTTAGAGCCACTTACGCAGTATGGTCCAAAAGACACTACAATACCGCAAATTCAAGAGTCTCGCTTTGCTGGTTCAATTGACGAAGCAAGAGCCGAAATACAAAGCTACTCAGGCGAGCGTGTTGCAATACTTCATCACGGTACATCGCAAGATAAAGCTGAACAATATGCAAACGGTAGCTTTGGCGACAGAGCACGTTTTATGACTGCTATTCCTGAAAGTGCTGACAGTTTTGCGCAAGATTACCGCGGCCAAAAAGACAATGGTCGGGTTACAACTGTGTGGACAGAGTCAGTCTTTAACAGGCTTATGCGCAACGGTCTAATTACTCGACCAAGGCGCATGGAAGGCGACATGTCGCAGCCTATTGAGTATGAAGTAAAAGCTGAGGCATTTAACCAAGCAGAAGATATTTTCCGTAGTCGTTCGCTGTTCAATAAAGGCAATAAGCTGTCTGATAAAGACAAAGCTAAGCTGATTGCACGCGCACTTACCGAAGGTTTCAAGTTTGAAACTGATGCGTCTGAAAACTCATTTAATAGACGCGAACAGCTTATCAAGCTGACACAGGATGCAACAAAAGTAACTGTGCTTCACGAGATTTTCCACGCTATTGAAAACAGGCTTAGCGAAGGTGAAATGAACACCTTAAAAGCTCACCCTATTTTCAAGCAAGTTATGGAAGAGGTAAACGAGCTTTATCCAGATTTGAACATTGCAGCTAAAACTATGGAAGCTCTGGCAGAAATGTCAGCGCGCCTTGAAGCTGCACGCCATAACGAAACAGGTCCAAAGTATCTGCTTAGTAAAATTAAAGATCTTATTCAAAGATTTTTGTCGCTACTAAAAGGTGATGGCTTTCGAACTGTTAACTCAGTGCTTGATGAAATTTACTCTGGTAAAGCATACCAGCGTGGCGTTAACGAAGCCTATAACGAGCTATACGTTCCTGAAACGCAGTTTGCTAAAGTAAAGCACGGCAGCCCAATGCTTAAAAAGCGTCGGGAAGAGCTAGACAAAATCCAAGCTGAAGCAAAAATGACTGCCGAAACTAAACGCGCAGTTCAAACAGCATTTGATGAAGCAACCGAAACATTAGCAGAAAACCTTGATATTGAAGGCGTAACACCTGCAGTTATCAAGCGCATGCTAGGCGGCATGACACCTAACACAGACTTATCAATGCTTGCTACTTCTTACCTAAAAGCCATAGGCGTGATGGAAGAAGATGGTCGCATCGAGGGTGTTGTTGAAACTAAAGACGGCAACGAAGTAGAAGATGCACTAGCACCATATAGAGACAACTTTTTAATCATACTAAAAGCCCTTCAATCAAACGGGATTATAGGTGAGTTTGAAGTAGCCTTTAGAACAAGTGCTGGCGGCGTAATGTATCCAATTTATACTGTTGAGCCAAAAGACGGCAAACTTGCAGCTTTAGCAACGCTTAATAATTCACGCAAATACGTGAACAGAGCAACGAAAGAGCCACGCACAGAAAAGCCTCAGATTAACCGCCATGAGTTAGGCAGTTATGAAAATACTGAAGCCTTTATTGAGCGTGAGATGCAGCAGCCGCTTGTTATCAACGATATGATGTACAAGTTGATGCGAGGCTTTATTGACAAACCTCGGCATTACCGTGGACTTGATTTAGTATTCAAAAAAGATGGTACAACTGATAGCGCTTACACGCTTGCAGGTGCTGAAGCTGTAAAACAGTACGAAGACAACCAAACCGATAACGGCGGTATGTCACCTGTATATATGCTTAGACGTGCACAAGATCGTTTGCGTATTGATACGCTAAATGGTTCTGCATCTTACCAAGGTAAAGCAGGTAAAGCTCTTTGGGAATTTCCTAATTGGAGATCACTTGGAGATACAGGCTTTGAGCAGTTTTTACACAGCATCAGAGATCATTTAGGCATTGGTAACGAAGTTCCATATAACCAGCGTGCTGGCATTATATTTGGTACTGTTGGCCAATACATGGATCTTGCTGGTCGACCAAAGTCAGAACACATGACTGAAGAAGACCTAGCTATGCCACTAATTGACTACATGGTTTCTGGATCAAAGATGCCAGGTGGCAACATCTTCGCTTACCAGCGCGGTGGCTCACCTATGATCTTTAACGACAAACGTGATGCCAAAACTGTTTATCAGAAAAACCACGCAGTATTTGATGTTGCAGACCACGGTTTTGAGATACAGCGCTTAGCTGTTGAGCTAGGCCGCATGAGAGCATTTTTAGAAAAGGTTAATCCTGCTTTCAAGAAAATGCCTACAAGCGAGCTATTTCAAAATGACGAGGCATTAGCTGCACTTGCTGACTTTAAGTCTGCTTATCCAGTGTGGTTTGATGGTACATCATCTGCTTATCAGCTCCATGCAGCACTCACAGGCGATCCAGGCTTGTCTAGTGTAGCAAACCTACTAAGCATGGATCCAGATGCGCCAGGTGGTGATCTATACCGCCTTCCTGCTGACCATGTTCAAGCTGTAACAGGCTTGGGTGCTACAAAGTCACGTAAAGTGGCAAAGACATTTCTTGCAAACAGACGTTCATACGGACAGGTAAAAATAACTGCACGCGGCGCTGGTTTCGATCAGCTTGCAAAGCAGTTGCCTGAACAGTTTAACGACATGCAGGATCCGCAGCAAAAAGAAACACTCAAAGACTTGCAAAACCATATGGAAATGATTTTTGATCAGAACTATCCTGGTGCTGCAATGGCTGAAGGTATTTCTCGTTCAATTGCTAAAACATTGCATGAAAACCTTGGACAAGAAAACTTTGCTGTACGTGTACCTTTGCCAGACGGTGACGTTGCTGTTTACGACGGTAAGTTACCTGACAGCGCAAAGCGCCGAGTTAATTGGGAAATCAGCAAGGACAAGAAAATTGGTGTTCCTGTATTTCAGGATAAACTAGCTATAACTGGTTTTGCCGCTTTTCTTAACCACGCACTTGATGCCTATGTTCAGCGAGAGCTAGCTAAGCGTCTTCGTGCAAATGGTGTTGAAGGCTTCATGCACACACATGATGCTTTTGCTGTGCATCCGCAACACGGCCAAATGATGCGTGAACTGTATCACCAAATTTTACTGGAAGTTGCAAAATCACCTATTTACGAAGAAGTGCTTCGTGCAAATGGGCTTAACCCAGACAACATGTCAGTAAGGTTCAATACACAGACACCTGATGGTCCAGTGCGTCAAGAGCAGACTATGAGCGACGTATTGCGTCAAATTAGAGAAATGAAAAGTGTAACGTTTGGTTCAGACACTGGTCCAAACTTCTATGCTTTGTCTTAAAACATCAAGGAGAGCAACTTGAAACCCAATGAATATTATAACTACTTAGAAACCTTTGACCGCATGTGGGCAGATGGTCGAATTACAACAGAAGCAAAAGTAAAAATTTCTGATGAATTTATAAGAACTATCCCACCACTTGCATTGGCAAAAACATGTGCATCTTCACGTGCCTGTGTTTTGGAACTCATGCAACAAAAAGTTATTGGAGCGATAAATGCCCAAACCGAGCACGCAGCCAGGCAAAGGCAAGATACTAAACAGGACAAGGTCGAAGCCGACAGTGGGAGCAAAGTGGACGGAGAAAAACGTGCACAACCACCCAAAAAGGCTGCTAAAGCAAAAAGGCGGTCCTGAGTACGAAGCTCTGTGTGAGCACTTACGTACAATTGCAAGAACTAAAGCTGGCAGAAAGCCTGGCACACCAGATGGATGGGGTGGACAAAGCGAAGAACTTGCCAAAGAGAGAGCTAGAGTAAAGAAAAAAGCAGAACGGAAGGTTCAACAAATGATCGATCAAGGTCTACTACCAGCAGACGATAAAATTGCTGAAAGAGCTGTAACGGTCCTGCTTGAGATTGCTGAAGGTCCAGATGCTGCAAGTACGAAAACGTCTGCAGCTAAGGCACTTTTGGAGTTTACCAAGCAAAAGCCCGTGAACAAGCTAGAAGTGAAGGCAGTCGCTGAAGAGTGGCTGGCAAGTTTAGATGACAGCGAAAGCACAGAAGATACGGAAGAAACTGAGGGATGATTTTCAGTTTTATTCACAGCATTGTCTAAAGATTAGAACTAAAGACGGAAACGTCGTAAACCTTAAGCCTAATACTGCGCAACAGCAGCTACTCGAGCTAATAAACAAACAGCACGAGCAAGAAGGCAAAATACGTGTCATTATTCTAAAAGCACGCCAAATGGGGCTGTCTACAATGGTAGGCGGCTGGCTTTATTGGTGGCTCTCGCAAAGGCGAGCGCAGAGAGGTATGGTCGTTACGCATCACGCTGACTCTACGCGCGCTCTTTTTGACATGACGCGGCGTTATCATGAGAATTGTCCTGATGCATTAAAGCCACACACAAAATACTCATCACGTAAAGAAATTAACTTTGACGTTTTAGATAGCTCATACGTAGTGGCCACAGCAGGTGGTGACAGTATTGCTCGCGGTGAGACTATTACAGTAGCACACTTATCAGAGCTTGCGTTCTGGTCGCCATCTACAGCAGCTGAAAACTTTAACGCTATTATGCAGGCTATTCCAAACAAGCCAAATACTGCTGTGTTTGTCGAGTCTACTGCAAACGGTGTTTCAGGAAAATTCTATGACTTATGGAAAGGTGCTTGTGAAGGCACCAACGGTTTTATTCCTGTGTTTTTGCCTTGGTATATCCAAGATGAATATCAAGAAGAACCACCAGAAAATATGGAATACACGCCAGACGAGTTAACACTAAAACAAAAGTGTAACGTCACTGATGCTCAGCTTGCTTTTAGACGCAAGAAGATAGCACAGAACGGTTTAGACTTATTCAGACAAGAATATCCTGCCGATGCAGACGAGGCGTTCCTTACATCAGGAAGACCTATATTTAACCCTGACCAGCTTCTTAAAAATATAGAAGATGCCAATGAAGTTAAATATCGTATGGCTTTTGAAGACGAACAATGGAGACCACATCCACGCGGCGAACTAGTTATGTACGAGGACGTTGATCCTGCTGGCATATACACAATAGGTGCCGACGTTGCTATGGGTATTAATGGTGGCGACTATTCTGTAGCTCAGATACTTGACGGCAAGAAAAAACTTGTTGGATCTTACAGAGCACATGTTCACCCAGATTACTTTGCAACAATGCTTAAGCATTTAGGCGAGTTTTATAACAATGCATATATAATAGTTGAAAGTAACTCGCATGGTCTTTTGACCTGCACACGTTTGTACAAAGACTTTCAATACACAAATTTTCACGTGGAAATGGTCGTTGATAAAATGACCGATAAAGAAATGACTAAGCTAGGATTTGCCACAACGGCTAAATCTAAGCCTCTTGTTATTAACGAGCTGCGTGCAGCTATGCGTGAAAATGAAATTGAAATTCACGACAAAGTGACACTACGCGAAATGCTTACTTACATTGAAACGGAGACAGGCGGCATGGAAGCTGAACAAGGATGCTTTGACGACTGCGTCATGTCTTTGGCATTAGCAAATTATGGACACCAGCAAGGCTGGGAGCCAACAACTATAAACGATAATTATTACTCGGAGGCGATCTGATGGCTGACTTTGAAGCACTAACAGAAGACGAACTCGTCGCTCTTGTTAAAGACGAAATTAAAGGCTCCATCGGTTTTTCAGACAGTGACCTTAGTCAAGAGCGCGAAAAGATTACACGCTATTACCATGGCGAGTTACCTGAACGCCAAACTAACGGCAACAGTAGCTATGTGTCACAAGATGTTTACGACGGTGTCGAAGGCTTAAAAGCATTATTGCTGGAAACCTTTTCGGCAGGCACAGACGTTATAGAGTTTGCACCACAAGGGCCAGAAGATGTCGAAGTTGCAAGAGTATGTACGTCATATACAAACTACGTGCTGCACCGCCAAAACGATGGTTTTAGCATTTTTAGAGATATTATACACGACGGTCTAACTGCACGTGTTGGTATTGCAAAGATATACTGGGAAGAAGATCTAGTACAAACTGAAGAAGCGTTTGAAGGCCTGTCTGAAGACGAGCTTGATATGGCACTTTCAGACAATGCTTTGGAAATTAAAAAGTTTGATGCTGATGAAACAGGTTTGTTCAGTGGCGTATTTTTAAGATCTACTGACAATAGCAAAGTAGCAATTGATGTTATTCCTCCCGAGGAATTTGTAATCAACCCAATGAGCAAAAGCATTGAAGACGGCTTTGTTGCTCACAGGCGGCGCATGAAAAAAGCTGACCTCATAAAAATGGGTTTTGACGTAGACTTAATTGAAGGCATTGGCTCTGACGAAGACCCAGCTGGCTCTACATTTAACGAAATGTATTACAGACACGAGCAAGTAGGTCCGACTTCAGTTGGGCAAGACGACTTTCATAGGCAAGAGCAAATGAAAGAGCTTGTAGTTTACGAAGCCTATGTTGAAGCCGACATGGAAGGCGAAGGTAGCAGCAAAATACATAAGGTATTAATTGCTGGAGACACTTTGCTTGAACATGAAGAAGTAGATCGCAGACCGTTTATTGTGTTTACGCCTATTCCTGTTTCACACAGGTTCCACGGTGAAAACTTTGCTTATAAATTGCTGCCAGTACAAAACGCTCGCACAGTGTTGATGAGATCAATTCTTGACCACAGCTCTGTTACAACAAACCCACGTTACTTGGTTACAAAAGGCGCGCTGCTAAATCCGCGCGAGCTGCTTGATAACCGATTAGGAGGCATTGTTAATGTCACTAGGCCTGACGGTGTTTCACCCTTACCACAAAACCCACTCAACCCATTTATCTTCCAAACAGCTCAGAAACTTGAGGAAGACGGAGAAAATACAAGCGGCGTCTCAAAGTTATCTCAAGGACTCAACAAAGACGCCATATCAAATCAAAACTCTCAGGGAATGGTTGAACAGCTAGTCTCACTGAGTCAGCAACGTTCAAAAATCATTGCAAGAAATTTTGCTAACAACTTCCTCAAACCAATGTTTCTTGAAGTGTACAGGCTATGTATTGAAAACGAACAGCAGCAGAATATCGTCGATGTAGCTGGAGCATACGTTGAGATTAATCCAACAATGTGGAAGCAGCGCAAAGACGTGGAAGTGTCGTTCAAACTTGGCTACGGCGAGACAGAACGCGAAGCCACTAAGTTTGCTACAATACACCAGCAGCTTTCGTCTGATCCTGCGCTTGCACCTATGTACAGCACAGAAAACCGATACGCTATGGTTCGTCAAGCGCTGCTAGCATCAGGCATTAAAGATGTCGATACATACTTGACACCTCCTGATCAAGTGCCACCTCCGCAGCCTTCACCAGAAGAGCAAATGCAAATGCAGATGGCCATGAAAAACATGGAACTTGAAGAACGCAAAGTTGCACTACAAGAACAGCGACTACAACTTGATGCAGAACAAGCTAAATTCAAGATGGAAATTGATAAAGATAAAGCACGCCTCGAAGCACTTCTTAAGACAAGCCAGGAAGAGCGTCAGGACTTCGATTCTGAAACTCGCGCTGATGTTGCTTATGAAGAACTTGCGCTGCTTAAGAAACAAACTGATGAAAACACTACGGCTATTATTAGCCCTAACTCATAGGAGTATTTATGGGACAAATTAACAGCGGTAGCTTTTTAGACGAAACAATCAGCGGCCCCTCTCAGGAGGGGTCGTTTTTGCAAGGCCAGTTTAATCCAGCGACAGGTCGTACTAATTATGGCGCAATGGACTTTGCCATGAACAATACACCTTACCCGTACCCACCTGGCTTGTTTCCAGTTTCACCAGTATCACCTGAGGAAGAGCTGGATGAAGATGATCCAGTTTCACAGTTCTACCAGCGCCCATATGAGCGCGAAGCGACAGGTGGTGAAGAAAACTCACACTTGACAAGCGAACAGCTGGCTGAAGCGCATGCAAGACTTGATGCTGCAAAGCAGCTTGGCTACACCGATCATGTAAACCCAATAGCAGAAATACTTAAAGCTGTTGTACCTGGATCGGCGTTCATGATGGACGATAATCAGCCAGGCACTGTCACGCCTATGGGTAACGTTATTGCTGGTGATGGCAGAAGGTACAACCCGATAACAGGTGCTGTGGCAAGCGGCTCAATAATGGACTTATTTAGCTCGCAACCTGACATCTCGCCAGCTTCAGACGGTATGGGTGTGTCACCTGCATCTATTGCAGGTCTAATGACTGTTAAAGGTAATAACAGCATACATGATCTTCTGAACAGCGCCACAGGAGGTTCATCAGGTATTATAGGCTCAGGTCAAATGTCGCCAGCGTTTGAAGCCTTTGTAAATGAGACGGCTGGTGATCAAACACAGCAAACAAATGGCAGCACTGCCGACAGCAACCACGGCCATTTATATTAAATTTTCTAAGGAGAGAAAATGGAACAGCAAGAAATTATTCAGCAGGGAACTCGAGCAGAGCTGCTGTTGAAAGATGACACGTTTAACGTCGTTATCAAAAACCTACTAGACCAATATGTAGGTGTCTTTTTTGGAACTGACCCTATGCAGCAAGATGAGCGAAGCATTGCTTATTTTAGTGCACGGGCTGTCCAAGATATTGTCAACACACTTAACCAACAAGTCTTAATGAAAAAACAAGTAATCGAGACTGGAGAATAATAAATGTCAGAGACTACACAAGCGTCTGCTGAGACCCCTGAAGCGAATTACGGTTCGCCTGAAGAAGCACAAAACGCCTTTATGTCCCAGTGGGAATCCGCTGAAAAGCCAGAGGAACCTGAAGTCAAAGGTGACGCCGAACCTGCTGATGAAGTTAGAGCAGCAGAAGAGGTGCCTGACCAAGAACCACAACAAACTGAAACTGACCTTCATGACGACGACGAGTACGAATACGTAACTGTTGAAGTTGCCGAAGATGGAACTGAAACCGTCATTGAAGACGCAAAGCCATCGTTAGCAAACGACGATATGATTACAAAAGTAAAAGTTGGCGAAAAAGAAATTGAAGCATCAGTTAAAGATCTGAAGCGGCTTTACGGTCAAGAGAAAGCTCTAACACAAAAATCGCAAGAAGTTGCCTCGCAACGAAAAGCAATTGAAGACCAGGCACTCCAATACGAAGCCTCTTTATCTAAGCTCATGGAAAGAGCACAAGAGCGCTACAAGCCATACGCAGAAGTCGACATGCTAATGGCAGCAAAAACAATGAGTGACGATGACTTCATGCAGCTCCGCAAGGAGGCGCAATCAGCGCAAGAAGATTTATCCTTCTTCACGCAAGAAGCACAACAATATGCATCCCAAGTCAAAGAACAGCAACAAGCACAACAAAAAGAAAAAGCGGTTGAAGCTGTTAAAGTACTACAAGAAACAGTACCTGATTGGTCACCTGAACTATATGGCAACATGCGCCAGTATGCGGTGTCACAGGGTTTATCTGCTGAAGTAGTAGATCAAATTGTCGAACCAGCAGCTATACAGCTAATGATTAAAGCAATGCGATATGATCAAGGAAAAACAGTGTCTACACAAAAGAAAGTGCGGCGCCAGAAACGTGTATTGAAATCTGGAACTTCAAATACGACTGCAACATCAAAACAGCGTCAGACAACCGCTATGGCTAACCTTGTTAAGTCAGGAAGCCACGATGATGCTGCAGCAGCTTTTATGTCGAGGTGGCAACAGTAACGTCACTTTTTTAAGAAGGAATTAATACCATGGCCAATTGGCTTACCTATTCGCAGGTTGGTATCAAAGAAGATATTTCTGATATTATCTCAAATATCTCGCCAACAGCGACACCTTTCTCGTCTTCAATCGGGAAGGAATCCGTTCACAACACTTTGTTTGAATGGCAAGAAGACTCCCTAGCCTCAACCGCAGAAAATGCACGTGTGGAAGGCGCCGACTTTGCAACAGATACTCTGACTGCAACAGTCAAACGCCAAAACCATACTCAGATCCAGTCTCACACCATTAAGGTGTCAGCTACTTCTGATGCTATTGATGCCTACGGTCGCGCACAAGAGACCGCTTACCAGCTTTCGAAAAAAGCCGCTGAATTTAAGCGTGACATAGAATTTAACTTGGTTGGTAACCGTGCATCAGGTGGCAACAACGCCGCTGCTGGTTCATCATCAGCTGCACGTTTGACTGCAAACTGCTGGGGTAACGACATTGCAGGTAATGCTGTCGTTGCAAACAAAGTAGACGCAGGAACAGGTGCTACATTGTCTGAGCAAAATATCCTTGATTTGGGTAACGCTCTTTATGACGATGGTGCAGAAGCGTCAATCCTGATGATTAAGCCTGATGACTCAACAGTTATTGCTGGCTTTACTCGTTCTGCTGTTGGCTCAGGCAACGCTCGTCAAGAGCACTTTGCTAACGGTGGTCGCACGCTTGTTAACGTTGTTGACGTCTATATTTCTCCTTACGGTGAATATAAAGTCGTCATGAATCGCTTTATGCGTACTGACGTAGCATTCTTGTATGATCCACAGGACTGGAAGATTGCTGAGCTTCGCCCAATGACTCGTGAACTGCTTGCCAAAACAGGCGACGCAGATACTCACGCTATGGTCACAGAATATGGCTTGAAGCACGCTAACTACAACATGTCAGGTTACATTTACGACCTAGCATAGTAATGGTCTGGGGCGCTTCGGTTTTGCTCTCCTTACGGAGCGCCTCAGTCTAATTTAAGGAAGAAATATGAAAGATATTAAACACAGTGTTGTCCAGGACGGTGACACTTTATTTACTGTTCGTAATCAAGACATACCAGATAGTTTTCTTCGCGAACTAGACGCCCAAAAACAAATGGGCGGTTGGACACAATCAAAAGACATGATGAAGCTAGCTTCAATCCCAGTGGTTGTATGCGACCAAATGCTTCGTGAAGGTCTTGATGTGTACAAGGCACCTGCAAAAGACATTGTAAAATGGCTCAAGCAAAACGACATGGAGCGATTTCTAACGCACTAAGGATTTATAATGGCGACTTATTTAGAACTACAAACAAGAGTAATTGATTTAATTAACCGAACCGATTGTACAACTGCTCTTGCAAAACAGTTTATACAAGACGCCCAACGCAAAGCTCAGCGCGGTTTAAGATTGCCATCACTTGAAAAAGTTATGCAGATCGTTGTCGGAACAACCACAACAACGCAATACAATAGTGGTGCTGGTGTAGTTATAATTCCAAACGATTTTATTGAAATGGTTTACATGTACACATCACAAGGTGTTCTAAACCGCGTGCCTTTGACTCGCTTTATTGAACTCAACAGCGAGCTTACAGCAACAGGCACACCACAGTATTACACAAGAATACAAAACACATTTAACTTAAAACCTATCCCTACAACAGGTACGCAGATTGATATTGTCTATCAAGGTGAAGACGATGTTCTAGTAACAGACACGTCAACAAATACATTTTCTACTGTCGCACCAGATTTACTAGTTTACGGCGCATGCGTATATGCAGCCGACTATTTTAATGACGAACGCAAAGGCACTTTCCAATCTATGTATGACGGAATTTATACAGACGTAACCAACCTGGTTACAGACGCTGAAAGTTTAACTGTTGATGCTCAAGTACAACCGTCAATCCAATTTGAACTTGATATAATTAATTGAGGTAACAATGGCCATATCATCCGTTTATCAAGTCACAGGATCTGATGCAGATCTTGTGCAAACTTACAGCGACTTGCTGTCTACATACACACTAGATCTTACGTCTCAATATACTGATGCGCAGGCAACAATTAATACATCGCTTACTTCTGCCCAAGTGTATGCAACAGCTGCCCTGGCGTCTGAAAATGCCGCATCAACTTCTGCAGCAGCAAGCGCAAACTCTGCATCTACATCTACAACACAAGCAACAAATGCAGCAACATCAGCAGCAACAGCTACTACTAAAGCCAGCGAAGCAGCAACAAGTCAAACAAGTGCTGCCACAAGTGCAACAAATGCTGCTAATTCTCTAGCTACATTTCAAGGCCAATATCATGGCGCTTTAAGCTCAGCCCCAACATCAAATGTTGACACTGGTGATTTATATTTTCATTCCGGTCAGGGCGTTAAAGTCTATGATGGTAGTGCGTGGGATGACGTAAAACCAACTAATGCAGAACAAACAAATATTGATGCAGTTTCAAGCAACGCAAGCAATATAAATTTAGCAGTATCTAATGCAGCTAATATAACTACAGTCGCAGGCAAAGAGTCTGAAATCACAAGCGTAGCTGCAAAAGCTAGCTTGATCACAAGCGACTTTGTGTCTGACCTAAATACGCTAGCAGTCACAGACGTGATCAATGACATAAACGTTCTAGCAACTAGCGACATTGTAAGTGATCTTAACACACTTGCGACAACCGATATTGTTAGCGACCTTAACACGCTTGCAACCACAGATATTGTGAGTGACGTGAATACGCTAGCAACAAGCGATATTGTTACTGATCTTAACCTATTAGCTACTTCTGATTTTGTTGCTGATCTAAACACTCTTGCTACAACAGCCAATGTTACTGCCCTTAACAATGTTAGTGGATCGATTGCTAATGTTAATACTACAGCTACTGCACTTAATGAGATAACAAGTTTTAACGATTTGTTTTCTGTTGGATCATCTGCACCATCATCGCCGTCTGCTGGCGATCTATGGTACGATACAACTAATAGCCAACTAAAGGTTTATGTAGGTTCAAGCTTTGAACTTGCTGGTTCTTATTTGCAAGGTCTTACAACTACTCACGTGTTTACGGCTACTGCCAACCAGACGACATTCACGACTGATGACGCAAGCGCTACTATGAGCATTTATGCTAATGGCAACACGCTTGTATTTAAGAATGGCATTAGATTAGTGGAAGGTTCTAACTCTACAAATGACTATTATGTTAGCGGCAATAATGTCGTTCTTAACGCTGGTGCTAGCGCTGGAGATGTTCTTTATGTAGAAGTTTTTACAAAAATAAGCACAACGCAAGAAACATCTTTGAATACGCTTGTTGCCGATGCAACTACCCAAGCTAATAATGCATCAGCTTCGGCAACAACATCAACTACTCAAGCTACAAACAGCGCAAACTCTGCGACAGCGTCAGCTACATCAGCAACAGCGTCAGCTGGTTCTGCTACTGCTTCGGCTGGTTCTGCTACTGCTTCGGCTAGTTCGGCTACAGCAGCGGCTTCATCAGCTACATCTGCGGCGGCTAGCTTTGATGATCTGGATGACAGATATTTAGGGGCAAAGAGTTCAGCGCCTTCAGTCGATAATGACGGCGATGCTCTTGGTACTGGTTGCTTATTTTGGGATACAACAGTTAATAAGCTGTATGTTTGGGATGGCAGTGCTTGGCAACAAGGATCGTTTACTGCTGGTGCGTTGTTGGCAAATCTTCTTGAAGATACATCACCGCAACTTGGCGGTAATTTGGATGTTGTTACACATTCGATTGTCTCTACATCAAACCGTGACATAGCGATAACACCTAATGGCACAGGTAATGTAGTTCTTGATGGCATTAACTACCCACAAGCAGATGGAACGAATGGACAGTTTCTACAAACTAACGGATCTGGTCAGCTTGCCTTTGCCACTGTTAGCACACCAACACTATCCAGTCTTAGCCTTGACAACCATGACAATCTGTCTGTCGACGGATCTGGTAACGTGGCTCTTGGCACATCAAGCATTAGTTTTGGAACTAGCAAATGGGGAATTGTTCTCGACGGTAATGATTTGGATTTTCAATATAACGGCACGACTGTTTTCAAACTTGCATCTAACGGCGCAGTAACATCAGCCAACGACATAACAGCATTTGGGAGTCCCTAATGGCAACAACTAAAGCACTTAAAATGGCAGACTTGATTGACAACAATGGCGATGTACAAGCATCAGCCTTGGACAATGTTGCCGCTTTCCCAACTAACTGGACTGCTGGTTTATCAGGCAGTGACATGGTGTTTAGTTACAACGGCACTGCAAAGTTTAAGCTAACAACTGCTGGTGCGGTTGTCGCTATTAATGACGTAACAGCATTTGGATCAATATAATGGCTATTGCAGCAAGTGGCGCAGTCAGTTTATCTGACTTGCGAACAGAGTTCGTTGGTGGATCATCCGCGATCTCTTTCTCACAGCTTTACCGTGGTGGCTCAAACATTCGTGCTAAAGCTGGAAACAACACGTCAACCAACCTAGCCGCATCTGTTCCTGCTTCGGGAACGGTCAACTTCACGAACTTTAGAAGTACAGCTAAAGGTTTTCTCAAGACATATAGTAGTGGCGCAACAAATCAGAACGCATCATCTGTGTTTGGTGATGACTACGGTGTGAGTTATCCCAAGCAAATTGTAATTAATTCTGGTGTCGAACTTGGCGCAACAAGCCCATCCGAAGAAGCTTTGCAAATTGACTCAGGTTTATCTGGCGGCCTTACTATCACCAACAACGGTACACTTTCTGGTGCTGGTGGCGTTGCGAATAGCGGTACTGGTGGCGATGCTTTTCAAGCTGATGTGGCTTGCACACTTATCAACAACGGCACAATTCGTGGCGGTGGTGGTGGAGGTGGTGGAGGAGGTTCTGCTGGTGCTGGTGGCACAGGCGGCGGTGGTCAGTACACTACAACAAATAACTACACTTCTCTAAGTCAGCAATTTTCTCCTTATGGACAGCACTTTGCTACTAACGCTCCTAGTGATGCTTATTCGATGAGTCGTCACAATGGTACGGCAGAAATATACTGGCGTGGTTCTTGGCGTAACTGGGTTAGCACCGCTCCTACCTATTCAGTTAATGGCGGCGAGGCAGTCACCATAGCTCCTTACTGGAACACAGGATACTGTACTGTTCGCTGGAACAGACAATCATCATCCACGACTAATACCAATG